ATGTGACTTTAGTACCTCCAGGTATCCTATTCCAATCATCGGTGTACTCATAGATATACCCATCACTACCTATCTTTTTATTCGTAATAGACACAGTAGAGTCTTTTATAGGATCTTTTGTAAGGGTGTATCGGTGAAATATTCCCTCTACTGTCAGTCCCGTTTGACTTGGCAGTAAATTGTTCATTGCCCATGTGTGAGCCTTGGAAGCTGCGTTCTCTGTATTTCCGTAGATATTTTCAGAGAAGCAGTAATAAGGCCAAGAAAAGACCGCCAATGCCAGCAGCACCTTTGGCAGTGTTCTTGTCATCTTCATCCCATTCCTCCTTCTTACCTGCAACATATCCAGGCACAAGATGCGGGTTGTTTTCCCACTCCGTCTTAGCCGCATCTCCCACAAGACCATTGATCGGACAAGGCGTACCAGAGTTTTTCATCGCCAAATGTATTCTTTTGTCCTCACACATTATTGCCACTGCACTCACCTTTAGCCCCATGTCGTACATAACCTTGGCGTTTTTAAGTCTTTCACAGTTCAAATCTCGCACTGTCTTGCCAGCACTAATACCAAGGATCTGTGTTTGTACAGCACCTGCCACAGAAATATGACACGTATCTGAGTTAGATGAGTTAATACTTGGAGCCATAGCAGATGGCGGTGGAGATTTTACAGTAGTCGTGCTGTCTATCTTAGAGTTTGTTGTGGAGTTTGTGTTGCTGTTTGTCTCGATACAGTTACTGTTTGTAGAGCTGTCACAGCCCTCTTCTGCAAATGCCATTGGAACTAATACTATTAAAAATAAACATATTAAAAAAGCCCAAGTTATATAGAGAAAAGATTTTTTCATTTCTTACTCCAAGTACAGAAAGGCTCTCCTAACTTCAAAGGGCAATCCGCTGTAAAGCCTGTACATCCAGAAAGCAACAAACATATAATAAGAACTTTTTTCAAAAGATCTTTAACCCCTTTTACTAACAGCCTCTCTTTGAACGTCTATACGTTCTCGATTAACTTCACTTCTTTCATCTGCAATTTCTTCTTGCAACTCTAATCTAGCAGCGTCGGTAACAGCAGATTGTTGTAACTTCGCACGATCTAAATCTTGAGAAGCCTTATCAGATTCCGTTAATCTTTTTTCAGCTTTTTGTTTTAAATCTAATTCCTGCATTCTAATCTGCACTAATGGATCTGACATGGCGTCTTCTCCTTGAGGAACCAACATTGGAATTAATTCATCCATTAACTTAGACTCTTGCATAGAAATTAACTTTTCTAACTGCACTGGGTCTTGCATGTTTCTTTCAACGTCTTGAATATTTTGTTGAGCAGCAACAGGATCGATAGCACCACTTTGTGCTGCAATTCTTGCTTGTTCAATTATATCTTGCACTTCTTTCATAACCATTTGTCTAGCTTTTTGCGACAAGTGTTCTAAGACATGGGCGTAAAAAACACCCATTACTTGAGGAGAGGTTGTTACCAGTGGTGTTTTCATAAATGAAACATGTACTTTTATATGAGCATCATGATCTTGATCAGGGAATGATTGCAATAACTCACCCATTAAAGCACGAGCGTTCTCTATTAAAGGATCTAACGGCTGTGGTTTTGGCGGAGGAGGTAGTATCTCATCAATGTTTTGTACTTCAAGAGCCTGATACATTCTTCTAAATGCCGCATGAACATTATGTATTTGAGGATTGGTTTGAGCTAACTGTAATTGCGTTTGAGCTAACGTAACTCTTTGAGCCATTGAAAAAATGTTTGGATCACTAACGGGAACTACGTCTACCCTATTATCAAAGTCTTTTGCCATTATAGTTTTTGGCGACCCAGCTACATCATAAGGGTATTCTTGAGGAAGATTCTCTGAAAATATACGAGCAAGAATACGAAATTCTGTTTTTTGTGAATAATGAAGTCTCTTATGAATTGCAGACATCACTTTCATGCCACGCTCTAACATAGCAACTGTGGTGCCTACAGGAGCCTCCTGACTCATGTTACTAACCTGTTGGTCTGCGAGTGAGATAAATCTTCTACCGCCATCCACTAAGGCCGCTAGAAGCTGTGCTAACGTTCCTGAAGGTTCTTTGTATGGTAGAGGTATTATTGAATCACGAATACTACCTCCTGGTGCATCTATGTCCCGCCACTCGCCCGGTTGCAAAGGCTCGTCATCATTGCGAACCCTCACTCCCCTAGCCTTAAACCCAGCAGGGAGGTTAGCTAGAGTTCCTGCGTCTATTAACTGACGTAGAATACTCGTAGCCGCTCGGCCTAGGCCCCCAATCATATGTATAATACCAAAGCCATAAAACCCAAGACCAGGCATAAACTTGTAATGTACAAAGTATTGACGTTTTTTTGCTAGATCAGAGTTCTCTTTAAAGTTTCTTCGAATAGAAAGTACTGAACCAGATCCTTCATCAATAGTAACAATGTATGGAAGTTGAATACCTGTGGTCTCTCCGTCTGGAGACATGTCTTCAAATCCTTCAATATCTAAATCAACATGCATTTCTAAAATGGTATAGACATCATCAACATAGGTTTTAGAAGTACCTTGAATCTCATTTACTTTTTCTTGAACAGGGTTCTCTTCAGCATCTGTTGTTGACAGTTCAATGTCTTTGTACATTCCTGCAACTTGCATCTTCCTTAACTCATTATACTCCATGCGTAATACATGCGTAACTCTAGAACTGGTATTTAAATCTGTTGCAGCATAAGGAACAACTAAGTCTTGCGCTGGAACAAACTTTGAAACAGCACGTTGTTTAGACTCATCAAAATATACTTTCTTAAAAGTAGAACCAGATAGCGGTAAATAAAAAAGAAGTTGATCCATGTCTGGGTCGTATTCTTCCATAATCTCCGTAATCTGATAGTTCATAAAGTCTTTAACTCTAGAAGCCTGTTCTTCTCTATCTGGATCTTGCAATCCTAAAAGCTGTGATTGAACAGGGCCTCCGGCTGGCAGAAGTTCTTTATATGCCTGCGCTTGAAACTGTGTAACTGATTCCATAATTAATGGATGCGTGACTCCAGAAGCACCCGCAAAGGGTTCTGAGCGTTCTGAATAGTTAATTCCTAATTGATCTAAACCTTTGGTATATGTCTCTTCCCAATCAGACCTAGACTCTAAGTCGTCGTTATAAGCTGAACGTAGTTCAGAAGACAACTCATCAAGGTAGCCTTTATCTAAATGTTCTGCTAAATTGTCCTCATGCAAAATTTCTTCTTCTTGATTGATCATTTCTGATAGAGCAGTTATAATTGCTCCTCCTTGACCATCCTCAAGAACTTCAGCCCCTTGATCAAAATTCATTGGTTCGTTTACAGATACTTCTACGTCTGGAAGACCAGCTGTATCCCCTGGTACTAAGCCAGCATCTACAAGTGATCCCATTGGTTGTGGTGGTAAAGCCATTAATAATACTCCCGTGTTCTGGGTCTCCATTGATCGTCATAGTCATCTTCGCCGTCAAGAGAAATGAAACCTCCTTGACGAAAACGCATTAGTGCTAAAGTCATACTATCACAAAAATCGTCATAGTCACCATTAGGAAACGAAGAAACCTCTTCAATCACTTCGTCTGCGAATTTTTTGTCCTTTGGTGCCCATACAACTCCCGCTTCAAACAAAGGAGCAACCATATGCATTCTCGTCACCTTATCACGTCCTTTGCCCGGTGAGAACCCCAAAGCTGGTATTCCCCGTAAACGTAGTTCATCTATCAACGGTGTACCAGTTGCTTTTGCCTCCACTAAAACCATGTCAGGCTCCCAATAATCGTGTTCTTCGTAGGCAACTTCCTTTAATTCAGGGAAACTCCACCGCCCACGCTGGGCATCCATCAAAATTATGTGGTCTGGTCCCCCATCTTCTGGATTAAAGATGCCCCATGTGGTAATTGCACTGTAATCCGCAGTTTCTTTCTTGCTAAACGCTGTATCGTAGGACTGTAGTATGTATTTTACAGGCGGAATCTTCTCTTTTTCCCAATCTTGCCACCAAATCCGCTTAATAATTGCACTTTCCGTGGATGTAGGCTGTTGTTGCCACTGTGCAGACCACTTACCTACAGGTAATGACGCCTTAATAGACAACAATGCGTCTTTTTTCCAAAATTCAGGCCATAATGGTTTGTCTGAGGGCATAATTGCAGGAAATTCTACCACTTCCCACTGATCCGACATGACATCGTTGCCCTGTGCCGCCAATAAACGGCCTGTCAAGTCCTTTTTTCCCCATCGAGTCATAACAATGATGATAGAACCACCAGGTTGAAGCCTCTGACGAGGTCCAGAAGTGTACCATTCATAGGCATGATCGAATGCAGTCTCACTTAA